GAGGCGCAGTAGCTGATCGGACTCCGTCAGGTTATACCAGCATCGAGGGCGCACGTTGGTCGGTAGATTCAATGTTCGATGCTGCCGCAGGTAGTCAGAAATCCATTATCCTGACCACCCCAACAGTTCCAAATTCTTCAACCGAACAGGCTGTGTATTGGGCCGATGCGAGTGACCTCAGTCAATTTGTTGAAATTACCGACGTCAATGCGGTGGCATCAGGTGGGGTATTCTGTGCCCCACCCTACGCAGTTCTATATGGAACTGATGGTAAAGTGACTTGGTCTAATCAGAACGAGCCGCAGAATTACACCACTGGGGATGCTGGTACAGCGCGCGTCACGGGGGCAAAGATCGTTCAGGGTTATTCCATGAGAACCGGCGCTGGTCTGGGCGGGCTACTTTGGTCACTGGACGCAGTTATCCGTATGGATTACATTGGTGGTCAGGCGGTTTTCCGGTTCCAGAAACTATCACAGTCAGCATCGATATTGACTCAGAACACCGTGGTTGAATACGACGGAATGTATTTCTGGATAGGTAATGATCGGTTCCTGATGACCGATGGTTCCAGGGTTGAGGAGCTACAGAACACCTGTAATTTGAATTGGTTCTTTGATAACCTGAACCCAGCGAATAAGAACAAAGTTTGGGGAATGAAGATTCCACGATTCGGGGAGATTTGGTGGTTCTTCCCATTTGGTGAAAACACTGAATGTAGTCATGCTGTAATCTACAACATTCGTGAGAAGACTTGGTATGATGTAGAACTTCCACGTTCAGCCGGATTCCATGCCCAAACATTGCCGTTTCCCCTGATGTATCAGTCGGTAGCTGACAACTTGGTTAGGATAACATTGTCTGGTGTCACCGGATCATTCACTGTAGAAGATCTAGTCAAAGGTGCAACTTCTAAGGCCGTGGGTCAGATCATGAGTATTGTTGGATCTAACTACTATGTCAAGTTGGTTTCTGGTACATTGTTACATGCTGAAGTCATCAGTAACTTAACTATCACGGGTTCAGCAACCATTGATACTCTGAACTCAACCTATAGTTTGTTTGGACATGAACGTGGTAAAGACAAAGTTGAGGGTGAGAGCATCACTGCTATCGACAGCTATTACACTACCCTGGACTTTGGTATGCCCACTGGTGGACTTGATCCGCAGGCATTACAGGGAGCAAACCGTTGGACCCGCATCACCCGTATCGAACCTGACTTAGTTCAGGTCGGTGAGATGACGGTTGAAGTGTTGAGTAGAGAATTTGCCAACTCCCCTGAGATAGCAGTTGTATCTGAACCATTTCAACCCACCACTGAAAGAATTGACATAAGAACCCAAGCTAGACACCTCAAGTTGAGATTCCGATCTAATACTCAAGGTGGTCATTACGAAGCAGGGCGCACACTGCTTCATATTGAAGTCGGTGATAACAGGACATAATATTGTTTACAACCCGAGTAACAGTTGCTACAATGTAACGAGATGAATTAGGAGTTGCCCGTGTTATCTTTCGACGAATGGCAGAAGTCGCAGCAACAACCGGCGCAAGCGCAACAACCTCTGTCATTCACTGATTGGCAACAACCTATGTCGCTCCCTGATTGGGAATATGACTATGCGTATGACCCCGCCAAAGGTGTGACCCAGAACGATCTGTTGGGTGACTACTACGGCAAACTCTCCAACGAATATCTTCCTCAGCTAGATACGTTTGCTCAGCAGAATGCTGGACGAATGGTTGCGTTTGATCCTAACAAATTCAAATCCATCGAGGATTTTGGATGGGGTGATAGTCGGGGAGATCTTCGTGGAGATTTGATAGCAGACGGTTATTACATCGGTGATCAATTCACAAGTTTTAGTTCTAATCCATGGGATGGTTTTGCTGAAGATAGACAAGTTGGAACAGGTCCGTATTATCAAGATGCTGATGGAAAATGGCAGCAGTTTAATTCTGGATATGACCCCTCAACAGGTAGAAGAATAGACGAATGGAAAAGGTATTCTGATTCGTTAGCCGACGGAACATTGCTTCATTCGGGTTATATGGACGAGTATGGTTCTTTTCAATCTACCAAAGAACTCGGAGCATTCCGTAACGCCAGTGAAGAACAACGGTTAAAAGATATCATTGTTCAGGATGGATCCTACAAAACGGGGAACAAGGGTTATCACGACTTCATGAGTTCTCAACAACTTGTTGATGCCTCTAAGAAAGGCGATGAGAAGTGGAGTAAAGATTATGCCTATGAAGAATCTATTGCACCACTGCTGAATGATCCTAATTGGGTTCAGCGGGATGAGTCTGGGAATATAACAAATATCCGAGCAGAACTATATCCTTATCTAATGCGTCAAGCACTAGGCGATGAATATAGCGGCATGTCTCGTGGGGGTACAAAGAGGTCCGGTGGTTTTGGTGATGTGGTCAAAGGTCTGGTATTAGGTGTCGCTACTGGAGGACTAGGTTTGGCCGGAGCAGGGGCACTCGGTTTGGCCTCGGGTAGTCTTGCAAGCGGTCTGACAGCAGGCGCTATTTCCGGCGGACTATCATCTGCATTGACTGGTGGCGATGTTCTCAAAGGCGCTTTGACGGGTGGTGTCACTGGTGGTTTGACAAAGTTCGCAAGTCCTTATGTTGGTAGTGGATTGAATAACATGGGTGTTACAAACCCATTGCTTAACAAAACTCTAACCGGGGGTATAATTGGCTCCGGTGTAAGTGCTGTAAAAGGTGGAAACGCAGGAACAGGTTTCTTGACAGGTGCGACAAATGCACTTGGTCAACAATTAGGAAATCAAGTGTTCGGTTCCGACAAGTCCTTTGTAAAAGATCTAGCTGTCAACGCCGGTACAGGCGCAGTCAATTCAGCTATCACCGGTCGCAAATACGACCCATCTTCGTTGATTAACGGTAAGAATTTAATGTCTTTTGCTGACTGGGTCAGCTCTCAGAACGGGTGATAAAATGGATGACTATGGTGATCTTTTCGGCGGTACTTACGAACCTGTAGATTACAGTTCTTCAAATTGGGTACCTACCCCTTGGGATACACCTCAAACTTACGACGGACTGTCACTTACCCCTGTTGATTGGAGTCAGACGACACCTGAGCAAGAAGGTGTCGGTGTTGGTAGTTTTGGAGATTATTCGTACGATGAAGTCCTTGGGTCAATGTTTGCACCTGAATCTAATGCGAATCAAAGTACGCTGAGCAAAATTGGCAGTTTCCTTGGTGACAACTGGAAAGGTCTTTTGGCAACAGGTGTCGCAGGATTTGATGCGTATAATCGTTACGATCAACAAAACGATAAATCCGCACAAGACGCCTTAACTGCAAACTCAACTATCCTCGGTAACGACTTCCGTAATTACTCGGGAATGACTTCCGGTGCAAGTGATCAAACGACTAAGGCGCGTGATAATGTTCTTGTCGAAGATTATATGGCTAGACAAGCATTAAGAGACGAAGTTCAACGGAGTATTTTAGAAAAAGATGGTGTCAACACAGGTGGTCTTTCTGCAATAATGAAACAATTGAACCCTGGTTACGCGGATAGAACTTCTAGAGTCGCGGGTTACGAAAATAACTTCAATCAGTATGCAGATGACTTACTCGGTGTTCGCGATGTGCAAGGTAATTATGACCGTCTAAAGTTTGCTCAGCCACAAATTCAAACGATCGCACCAACTTCACCAGTTCAAACGGAAAATCCATTTGCAAGCCTACTATCGGGTATCCCTGAAGATGTAGACCCTGCACTTTCTTCAGCGTATATGTCCTACCTCAATTCCTTTGGTCAGGGTTAATCATGGCACAAATCCAAGACGCCTTCCAGTACAGCAGTCAGTCCAATAGTTCAGGTAGTTCTTCAACTGACCAGCTTCCGAATTGGTATTTGAATGCTGGGAATAAGTCTACTGACTATTTCAATAAACAACTGAACAATCTTCCGACGCAAGGTTATCAGGGTGATCGCTACGCCGGTTTGTCTGGTCTACAGCAGTCGGGTATCGGACAAGGTCAGGGGTACATTGACCAAAGTCAACCGATGTACGGTCAGGGTGCAAACATGATGGGTCAGGGTGGAAACCTGATGCAAGGGGCATACAATCGCTTGAGCGGTGCTGGTCAGTATGATCCTGCTCAGATGCAACAGCACATGAACCCGTATTTGAACGGCGCATTGAACACAATGACCAATCTGGCAAATAGGAACTTGACTGAGAACGTTATGCCCGGAGTAAACAGTACCTTTACCGGGGCAGGGCAGTTTGGCTCTACACGCAACGCTGATTTTATGAACCGTGCAATTCGTGACAACCAAGACAGTATCAACAATGCAGCGGGGACAATGTTGAACCAGTCTTACGATCAAGCTGCAAATGACTATCTGAACTGGGATAAATCTGCCATTGACGCAGGTCAGGCGATGGGTTCTACTGGTCAGAATATGGGTGCGCTCGGACAAATGATGGGCCAATATGGTATCACTGGTCTGAACACTGGTATGAACCTTGGTCAAATGTCACAAGCTGATCAACAGGCTGCACTTGATGCACAGAAAGCTCAATGGACTGAGAACTACACGTTCCCGAACGATGTTTACGGTGGTCTTTCTAACGCCTACAACACCTCTGTCGGACGTCTTACCAATCAAGGTTCCATGTCTCAAAGTTCTAGCGGATCGAATACTTCGTATCGTACTGACAGCGGTATCACTGTTTAAGGAATCAAAATGGCGTCTCCTTTGGATATCTACGCAGACCTGCAAGAGGAATACGGTCGCCTCACGCAAGAGGAATTGGCTAACCGCGCAGCGCAAGTCAGTTCCCTTGGTGGCGCATTGTCGCAGATGAAGTCTGCTCGTGGTTCCCGCCTTGATCCTCAGTTCTCAGCTTTGATTGGTGCGCTAGGTGGTGCTTTCCGCAACAATACCTCTGCCGGTGCAGAAGGTCTGAAGGCGTACAACGAAGCTCAGGCACAACTCGAAGCCGATCCGGTTAACGAATACAATGCCGTCGGCGGTTATTTGACCAAAGAGACCGATCGTATTACCGAACTCAAGAAAGCCCTTTTGGCAGGTATGAAGGGGTTGAAGGCAGATCAAGGGAATGGTTGGAGAAGTGATTTCAAAGTAATCGGTAACGCAGGCGTTGCTTTCAATCCGAACACAATGGAAGTAGAAGAGATTTATCGTAACGAAGCCAATTCGCCTTTGTATGGCAGAATTTATGATGAATTCTTGAAGCAATCTTTGAAACCTGAACTTCGTTTTGAAGGTCCTGATGCAGATGAAAAACGTCTGGCATGGGTGGCAAACAAAACTGATGCCGCTATGAAAATGGCTAAAGCTACTGACAAGACTCGTATCGGTAGCCCTGATCCTTACCCGACTGACGGTGGTGTTCATCGCCCTGGAATGGACCCTAACACTTTGCCGAAACCTGTTCAGTTCAGCTTTACACCTGATCAAATCGCTAAGTTCAAAGACCCTGCTTATTTGGCGCATGTTAGAAAGTCAATGTTACCTGAAGAAGCAGCACAGTTTGACGCATGGTTGAAAGCGCAGGCTCCTACATTGGCGCAACCCGCTGGCCCAGTGAGCGGTGCTCCTGCTGCAAAAGCGGCAAGTGGTGGTCCGGAGTTAATGACTCCTGAAATTCTGAAGATGAAGGAAGAGCAGTACAAGAACTACGCTAAGGAACACGCTGCTGATAAGGATGCACTCAAGTCTTCTTTGAGCATGATACCTTCAATGAGCGTGATGAAAGCCATCCTTAGTAACAAAGACATGCGTATGATGAGTGGTCCGTTGCATGAGAAATTGGTTGCCGGTGCGGGTTATTTGAACTATCTTGATCCTGACAGTAAGTTTGTCAAGGTAGGTGATGATGTGCCGACATACTTCTCCAATATGATGAACTTGGTTCGTGACAAAATTCAAGCTCTTGGTTCAGGTACAGCAGTGTCTAACCTTGACTTGATCGTTACGCAAAAGTCCGTTGGTGACCTTCGTAACAATCCTGAAGGTAACAAGAAATTGCTCGCCATCATGGACTTGCAGAATGCCACTTTGAATGAGAAGTTGGGCAAAAAGATTGGTTACTTTGAATCCAATAAGAACGGATATGAAGGTTATGATCAGGTTGCGATAAAGAACGCGGATGAGCCGACGCACATTATTCGCCGTGATCAGAACACTGGGAATTATTACGTCCAGAACAAATCTGATTGGGTCAAAGAATGGTCTGCCAAGAAAAAGATGAAACCTGAAGAAATCGTTAAGTATTGGAAGAACGAAGCCAATGACGCTACGGCGAAATTGGTTGACGGTACTTCTATCAAGTTCGGAGGTCGGTAATGGGCTTTACATCTGACGAAGACTTTGCTTCAACAATGATTAAACCTGAAGGTTTGAAACAAGGGTTTACCACTGAAAAAGATTATGGCGCTCCGACCAACGATGCGAATTTGAACGTCGCAAAAAGTCGCGGACGCATGTCTTCGTTTGGTACAGGTGTCGGTTACGGTACAAAGCAAATCAAGAACGCTTTAGAAGAAGCGTATCTGAAGTTTGTTGGTACTGACCAAGAACGTGAAGACTTGCAGAAAGAAATCGCGCATGAGAAGGACGTTTACGGGCGCGTCACCTCTAAATGGAATCCAAATGCAGGGTACATGAAGGGTGGTAACACTGCTGCTCAGGTTGGATTTGGCATGGCACTGCCGACTGCACAATCAAAAACAATGGGTGCGCGTGCGTTGGTCAATGCACTTATCGGCGGTGGTTACGAAGGACTGACCACATCAGGTTCTTTTGGTGACCGTTTGGGTGCTGCTGGCCTTGGCGCTACCGGTTCTGGAGCAGGTTCCGTTGGTATGGATTTGATTGCCAAGCGTCTTAGCTCTTGGTTGGGAAAAAGTACGCAACCTGAAGCAATCGCTCGTCGTGACGCAATGGTTCGTAAAGGTTTTGAACCTCGTATCGGTGATATTGCAGACCCCCATACCGCAACCTTACTTAAATCTGGCGAGAACCTGTTGGCTGATACCACGTTGGGCGCAACAAAGTTCACCGATGATATCGCTGGTATCGAACGCATGATTGTTCCAGATCGTGCAACAGGTATCAATGCGCTGACCTCAATCGGTAAAGAAACTGAAAAAGGTGTTCGCGCAGCTTCCAATGTAATGTGGGAACCGTTTGAACAAGCCATTCAAGGGAATGTTACCAAGGTTCGCCCCGTTGGTTTACATGAATCATTAAATAAGATCCTTGTTGAATATCCGCAAGTGTTTAGTCAGACCAATATCCCAAATCAAATTACTCGGGATAAGCTGATGAACATTGCAAGCATGGATCCTAAGAAATTGCAATCTATTCCAATAGGTGAATATCATGATCTTCGCAAAGCGTTAGGTGCAGTCACGGCCAATGTAAAGATCAAGGCCACCCCGATTGCAGCAGGGTCTCCCGCTCCATTGGATAAGAAAGCTGTAGGGATGGTTAAAGATCTTTACCGCAAAAGTTCAGAGGACATTGACCGTTGGGGTCGCAACGGAAGTAATCAAAAAGCGCATCAGCTTTTCAGCAAGGCCAATGAAGAGTACAAGAACGTAATCCTTCCTTGGGAAGAGAACACTATTGCCAAAGGGTTGAAAGAAGGTCCGGATAAGTTCGGTACAAAGGAAACCGCCCAATTGGTCAGTGGTGGAGATCGCCTTGAAGCCAATGAGGTTAGAGACCTTATCAAGAAGTTCGGTCCGTATGGTGAATCTGATGCGATTGATGTGTTAACAGGTATGAGTCGTCAAGGGCAAGGTGTTACAGGGCATGATCCAATTCTTTCTGGTATGGATGTGACCAGAGGTATCTTGGCATCACCATTGGCAATGGCTTCGCGAATGAAACCTGTTCAAGATGTTTACTTTGGTGATCCACTGCTTGGCAGTAAAGCGATGAACACTGCTCGCCGTGCAGGTATGGGTTACGCAAGAGAACACGGTGATGTTCCATTAGTTGGTGGTTTGGCACTTTACGATCTTTTGTTTGGTGGCGGTGAAGACGGCGATCGTAATTCTGACGAACCGGGTGTCAATATGCCTATCAGCAGTGCAAATCAAATGGGCACAAGGTAACTTGAGCAAAGTGCGGTAGGCTACCATAGCTACCCACTTGCTCAAACCCTGCTGCTGGCCGTCTCCTGGCCTGCTACAAAGCAATTTAGCGCCCGTTTTGCCCTGTGTTTACAGGTTACACGGTAAGGCGTCATTTAATTTGTAAACATTCGTAAGGTCAGATGTTTACAACCTTGCTCAACAACCCTACAGTGTAGTGCCGATTTAGCATATAGGGTTTATTGCATTGCAACAAAGCATTAGGGGTTAGCTAAGTTTATTGCCACCAAAACATATTGCAAAATAAAAAGCCGGCATATATTACTAGCCTAACTTACTAAACATTGGTGTAAGTGCTTGTTTTTATTGGGCAGTTCACTAAACACAAATCGATCACTTTAACGTTAGCGTGACAGCATAAGCAAACGCTTATATAGGTATGCTTAAATTGTCGTCTTAGGAGTTTGTGCACTGCAACAATTGTAATGCTTTGGTTAATGAAACTCACTCTGACGCGGGATAGAATATTATATAAATATTTCTTGAGAATTGAGACGATATGGGTGGTCGAAGGACGATTGTTTGAGCAACTGTTGCTGCGACGTTTGGTTGCAATGACAATTGTTTTGTGCCACAATTGGCTTACTGTTAATTAACAGTATCGTAAAACATAGGTTAAAGGAGAAGTTATGTTACCGAGTTTTAAATTTGGTCCGGTTGTATTGGTGATTATCGCAGCTATATCAATTGGATATTATGCAGGACGTAATTCAATAAAACAGATTGATCGTATATGCCCTGAGCAGAAGGCGAAGTTGATAACGTCAAGTCATTCAAATGCTGGTACGATTTGTGTCTATCAAGAACCTTGGAAGAACAAAGGTAAGATCAAGAGGATTGAACTATGATTTTCAAACGTAAGCCGCGTGACTATCAGCTTGAAGACTTTGAACGGTCAAAAGACCTGCGAAACTTCGCCCTTCTATTCGAAATGGGGTTAGGGAAATCCAAGGTAACAAATGACACTGCGTTGCACTTATACAGCAAGGGGAAGATCAATGCTGTTGCGATCATTGCCCCGAAAGGTATTCATGCAAAATGGGCCAAGGAAGATTTTCCTAATGACTTCCCAGATGGATTGGAATACCGTGCCGCCGTTTGGCGTTCTGGTAATCAGAAGTCAATTGATGAATGTGAGCGATTATTCAACCCTGGTGAGCGACTTCGCATACTTTGTATGAACATTGAGGCGTTGAGTCAAGACAAAGGTCCTGCTGAAAAGTTCCTGATTCGCTTTCTTGACTCGACTGATTGCATGTTGGTTGTTGATGAGTCTGATACTATCAAGAATCCAGATGCCAAACGAACAAAACGCTTGCTCAAATTGGGTGACAAAGCATCTTACAAGCGGATATTGACAGGTACTCCGATCAATAACTCGGTTTTTGATCTGTATTCGCAAATGACCTTCCTTGACACTGACATCTTTGGTCAATCGTTTACGAGTTTCAAGCACACTTACGCAGAAGTTCTGCCTCCGACACATCCTACAATGATGGCAATCATGCGGAAAGGTGCGCGTTTTGCTCCAGTGCTGGTTGAAAAGGATGTTGACGGTAAGCCGAAGTGGAAGAATCTTGATAAGTTGAAAGAGGTGATGAAACCGTATGTCGCAATACGGCTCAAGAAAGACCATTCAGATCTCCCTGACAAAGTATATCAGTCAATTTATTATGATCTTGAACGTCGGCAGCGCAGATTATACGATGAATTAAAGCTCAAAGCGAAGATCGCACTTGAAGATGATACGGTGACTGTCCTGCATAAGATGACATTGATCATGCGTTTGCAGCAAGTTTTGTCAGGTTATCTTCCAGGTGATACGACTGATGATTTGATTCCATTGTTCAACAATCCAAAAGACAATCCGCGCATTGAAGCTCTATTGACCTTGCTTGAAACAGTGAGCGGTCAGGTTATCATTTGGTGTCGCTTTGTTGATGAAATCAAACAAATTGCCAAACTTCTTGGTGACGAATGTATCACCTACTTCGGTGAGACTACGAATCGTGAAGAACGCATTGAATTGTTCAAGACCGGAAAGGTTCGCTACATGGTTGCGAACACTGCGGTCGGCGGAGCAGGTTTGAACTTGTCAAACAGTGCGACGGCTGTCTACTACAGTAACGACTTCAGTTATCGCAACCGCGCTCAGTCGGAAGACCGACAACACCGCATCGGTCAAACTGAAACTGTGACCTGTATTGATATCGTTGCTGATAATACTGTTGATGAGCATATCACCAAGATTCTTCGTGACAAGAAGGATATCAGTCATGAAATGATGACGTTATAACGCCGCTTGCATTGACCTGTAATAGTGGGTAAACTTGCTGCACTTACTAAATTGTTTATAGGGTAACAAAGTGTCTAAAGTGTACTGCGTGACTGAACCGATCACTTACCGAGATGGTAATCCAGTTCCGTTATTTGATATTACGCCAGCGATTGAATATGGTGAGATTGAGATTTTGACTCGTCATAATCAGTCGATGCAATTCAGCGTTCCAATGATTAGAAGTTTGCGCGACAAGTTGAAGGATTTCAATGACAATGATTTCATTCTTCCTGTTGGTGACCCGATAACTATTGGAGCAGTCTGCGCGGTTGTAGCTGATATCAATGGTGGTTATTACAAGGTGCTCAAGTGGGATAAGAGAACTCGCAAGTACATGCCGATTGAAATTCAAGTGTGGGGTAGTCAACTTTCTTAATATAGGTGCTATAATGGAAAAAGAATTTACGTTGAAAGACTTGATTTTTGCTGCAAAGTTGCAACAGGAGCTTGAGAATCAACTCATTAACGAAGAAAATAGGTTGAAAGAAATAAAAGAACAATTGAACTACCAGCGGTACGAAATTGTTCCTGGGATGATGCAAGAACTTGGTATCAACTCATTTGAACTTGACAACGGTTACAAGGTGTCAATCAAGGATGAGTATTACGCCAAGATCCCTGAAGCGTTTCAGTATGAGTGTTTCGAGTGGTTGCGTAAGAACGAACTTGACGGCATTATCAAAACTGCGGTAAACATGAATTTTGGCAAGGGTGAAGATGAATCTGCTCAACATCTGATTGATTGGATGACTGAGAACGGTTTAACACCTAATGTCAAAGAAACTGTTCACCCGCAGACCCTCCGCGCCTTTGTAAAGGAAAGGTTATCTAATGGTTTGGAACTTCCTATTGACTATTTTGGAGCTTCAGTAGTAAAAACTACTGTTATTTCAAAATGAAACTTATCGATTTGGAAAGATTGAAAGAACTTCTGGACTATGATCCAGAAACAGGTTTGTTTAAGTGGAAGGTTCATTTAAAATATTCTCCAAGATACGAAGGTGACTTGGCAGGTTACAATAATGAAGGTTATGTTAAGATAACCATCGACGGCCTATCTTATAGAGCACATCACTTAGCATGGTTTATAACTACTGGAAATTGGCCCAAGTTAGAGATTGATCATATTAATGGTGACAAATCTGACAATTCAATCTCTAACCTCAGAGATGTGACCAGAATTGTCAATATGCACAACAAAGGTGAATACAAAAATAACAAAACAGGATACACAGGTGTTCACTGGTATCCTAGATATGAAAAGTTTGCAGCACAGATAAGAACTAATGGTAAGTGTAAGACGTTAGGTTATTTTGAAACCGCTGAAGAAGCTCACGAGGCTTATCAAGAAGCCAAACTGAAACAACACCCTTCAGCGTTTGTTAAAGAACGTATGTCGGCAGGTCTTGAACTACCTGTTGACTTTTCGGAGCCTCTGTCGTTAAAACGACGGTGATTTCGAAGTAAAGACTTTGCTGGCAGGCTGACAATCCTACTGTCGTTAACGGAGCATTCTGCACCTGACTTGTCTAACGGTGTGGCGTTAGTTGTGGAACGTAGATCCGGGGCGAGCATAGCCCGATTGGTCACAACGAGTGCCGACTGACCGGCGTAAGCGGTCATTCTTCAGACTGTGGCAAGTTTGGAGTCTCTCCCTTAATTGCCAATCAAAAGGAGCCGATCATGGCGAAAACCGAAGTTGCTGTAAAAGAAAACACCGCTGTTGCAATTGCTGATGATGTCTATTCGCAGGACGCTGGAAGTGGTTTTGAGGAAACGTCGCAAGAAAGTTATGCGATTCCGTTTCTGAGTATCCTTCAGTCCGGTAGCCCGCAAGTCAAGAAGTCTGATGGGGCATATATCAAAGGTGCTGAAGAAGGTATGCTATTCAACTCTGTCACCCAGGAATGCTACGGTGAAGAAGGTGTTGAGGTCATCCCCTGTCACTACACGCAACGCTTTATTGAATGGGGTACGCGTGAATCCGGTGGCGGTTTCTTTGGTGAGCACCTACCATCTGATCCGATTTGCAGCACTACGACTCGTGACGAAAAAGGTCGCAACCTGTTGCCGAACGGCCATGCTCTCAATGACACGCGCAATCACTACGTCCTGATTCGCCGCAATGGTCAGTTGTCGCCGGCCATCATGAGCTTGAGTTCCACCCAAATCAAAGCATCCAAGCAGTGGATGTCGATGATGCAAGGTATCAAGCAAAAGAACCCGGCGACAGGTATGTTTGAAATTGCACCGATGTTCAGCCATGCGTACAAAATCAACACCGTTGCTCAGTCTAACGACAAAGGTTCTTGGTTTGGTTACAAGTTTGCAATGGTCGGTAAGGTGACTGATCAGGCTGAGTACGAGGAAGCCAAACAGTTCAACCACATTGTCAAGTCTGGTTTGGCAAAGGTCGAGCGCAAGATGGAAACTGAGGCTGCGAGCAATACTGCGACTGAGAAGTTCTAATCAGGTGTAAGGGTTAAAGGTTCACTAACCTTCGAGCGGGTGAAAAGCCCGTACGAATATTGCAGTGTTACCGGGCAGGGTGTAAAGTAATAGCCTGCCCGCTATAGGGGTCACATAGAAAATAAAGGCACGAGTGATGAGTCTTGCAGAACGCTTTTTCAATATCTACGGCGGTTTAGATCGGGCAAGAGGTAAGAATAAAACAACTGCAAAAGTTGGTAAGAATGGTAAGCGGGATTCAAGTAATCAAACCTTACGCGAACCTTACGATGTCAGGTGTTGGGATCGTCATCTCAACGGTGAAGAAGGTCTCGGTGTTATTCCGATTACTGACAATGCGACCTGTAATTGGGGCGCAATTGACGTAGACATCTACCCGCTTGATCTGGTTGAACTTGAAGCTAAGATCAACGGTTTAGAACTCCCATTCGTTGTTCTTAAAACCAAATCAGGTGGGGCACATCTTACAGCATATTTCAAAGAGTTCCAATCGTGTGCTGAAGTACGGGCAAAGATGGCCGAGGCCAGTTTTGCTTTAGGACTTGGAGAACGTGAGTTCTATCCAAAGCAGGTCAAGTTAGCGAACTCAAGTGACATTGGAAACTGGCTAAACATGCCATATTTTCAAGGCGCATTGACCGAACGCTATGCAATTATCAATGGTAAGCCCGCCACACCGGAACAGTTCCTTGACTACGTTGATTCAATCCGTTTAGATGCAGTAATTGACTTCGTTGTACCAGAGACAACTTCAGAGTTCTCAGACGGCCCGCCTTGCTTGCAAGCGATCACAAGTTCAAAAGCGGGTGAAGGTGAGCGTAATACCGTCCTGTTCAATATCGGTGTCTACTGCCGAGCCAAATTTGAATCAAGTTGGGAAGACAAACTCAGCGAGTTCAATCATCAATTTGTAGCACCTCCATTAAACCATCGTGAAGTTACGGCGATTGTAAAGTCACTTGAGAAAAAGAATTATGCGTACACTTGTAACAACGTTCCTCTATGCAATAACTGCAATCGAGAGACGTGTAAGGGTAGAGATTATGGAATTCACGCTTTTCAGCATATTGATGTTGGTATCGCATTAGACAGCATTACCAAGATGAACTCAGAGCCACCGATGTGGATTCTGTCAATTGAGGGTGTGCGTACTGAGGTAGAAACAGAAGATATATTGTCGCAAGAACGTTTCAAGATCGTTTGCGTAAACACCATAAACAAGATCCCAGGTAAGATGAAGGCCGAAGAATGGGATAAATTTATGCGGAACAAGTTGTCAACCATAGAGATTATAGAAGTACCTAAAGAAACGCGCATGAGCGATCGTATTACAGATCACTTGACACGCTACTTTGCAACGACTCCGCCGGCAAGGTCTCCAACCGACATTAATATTGGTCGTTGGGTTGACGAACCAGATGGTTACTATACTCGAGGTTCTGACTTTATGGACTACCTTAGAAGGCAGAACATTGAATTTGATGCTCGTAAAGTCTGGGTACTGATGATGGACTTAGGTGTAAAACCGATATATTATAGGAAAAATGAATGTTGGATTGTACCAAAAGAAGTGTATGACCCAAACGGCAAAGAAAAGAAGTTATCACTCCCACCAAAGGACATAAAGCATGAGGATTTCTGATAATCAGTCGTTGATACTTGGCCCTCCAGGATGCGGCAAAACGACGAAAGTGTTGAGTGAGATCGACACGTTGTTGCAAGCTGGGGAATCACCTGACAGAATAGCATTTGTCAGTTTTACAAAGAAGGCGATTGCAGAGGCAACGGGCAGAGCAGGTGAAAAGTTCAATCTCAAACCGCGTCAATTGCCGATGTTCAAAACGGTTCACGCAATGTGCTTCGCCGGACTTGGCATAGGTAAGAATGATGTCGTTGGTAAGGAACATTATAGAGAACTTGGAGAATGGTTAGGTTATCGGTTTGAAGGTACTTGGGATGAAAGTGAAGGAATTCCAGTTGGCAGTGAAAAAGGCGACACGCTTTTGTTCCTGGATAATCTTGCGCGGATTACACAGAAACCGCTTCGGGAAGTATGGGAAGAGAATTACCACGAATGTGAGTGGGAAGAATTAGAACGCTTCCAAGAAGGTTATCAAGACTTCAAGTCCAGCAAGTATGTCATGGACTTTACCGACATGTTGTCTGCTTATATTGCGATGTGCGACCCATCTCCGGCGCGGCAGGTGATTGTTGATGAAGCGCAGGACTTATCTTCACTCCAATGGTCTGTTTTGAAACACGCTTACGGCAATGTTCGGAAAACGATAATTGCTGGTGACGATGATCAAAGTATCTACAAATGGTCTGGCGCGGATGTTAATGCGTTTCTTGCATTAGAAGGTGACAAAACTATTCTGAGCAAGTCGTACCGTCTGCCGCGTTCTGTTCATGAAATTGCCAACGGTATAGTTCAGAAGATTGAGAACCGCTTTGACAAACCGTTTGACCCGCGTGATTCAGAAGGTGAAGTCAATTTCATGACCTCACTTGAAGAAGTTACAGTGGGTGACGAAAGTACATTGTTCCTTGTTCGCAATACTTATCTTGCAAGGCGTGTGCAAGATTACATGCACCGAATGGGTATCCCTTATACGAACAAGTATGGTTTCTCATCAGTACGTTCGGCGCATATCAAAGCTATTGAAGGTGTGGAGAAGCTGCGTAAGGCTGAACCAGCAACGGGTGCAGAAGTCAAGGCAATGTATGACAATATGCGAATTGGTGAATACCTAGCTCGCGGCTTTAAGGTCAAGGTTGCCAACCTCAAAGATACCGATCTATTTAGCTTTGCAGAACTGCGAAATAATTTTGGCCTATTAGACATAAGTTTATGGCAAAATGTACTTAGCGGTATTGGTGACGACCTTATAGCCTATTATCAAAGATTGAAAGCAAATGGTTACAATCTTGATTCAAAACCCAACTGTTCAATATCAACAATTCATGCTGCAAAAGGAGGTGAAGCTGATCATGTGGTCCTTCTTTCAGACATGGCTTACCGTTCTCACCAAGAATATGTGAAGCAGCCAGACAATGAACGTCGGGTTGCTTATGTTGGTGTAACAAGAGCAAAGGAAAAACTGACCATCGTTCTTCCTTCTTCAAAACTTTTCTACGATTACTACGGAGAGAGTCAATGAGCGAAGCGATAGCGATGTTGAAAGCGGTTTATAATCGTCTTATAGAGTTACAAAGGTATGTTCCGGCAGCAGAAGTTAAACGAATTATCGAAAGGTTAGAAAATGACTGAAATGGAAGAATTGTTCGTTTATTGGGTCAAAGAACGTGAAGCAATCCGTGTCAAGAAAGAAGCGGGTGAGCCAAAACCTTGGACTGATGACCCTATTTTCCAGACTTACAAGTTCACAAATGTAAGGCGTGAAGATGATACGGTCAGCAAGTGGATCACTGAAAACTGGATTGAGCCGAACGACCCGCATCCGAACATGTGGTTTGCGATGATCGTTGCACGTTTGTTCAATTGGCCTCCGACACTTGAAGAGATTTGTTTCCCGCAAATCACCTTTCCAGAACTTAAAGAAAAGTGGCGGCGCAATCTCAAAGGTCTGCGTGACATTGGTAAAGAGAAGATCTTCACAGGGGCATATCTTGTTTCAACCAACGGTGTGAAGATGGACAAGATTGATTACATTCTTGACCGCGTGTTGACTCCGATATGGGAGAAGGGTCGTGCTCCTAAGATACAGTTGCTAAATGAAAATAAACCAGAATCACTCGAAGGATACTGGACACACTTGCGCCAATTCGACGGTCTCGGTAGTTTCATGGCAGGGCAGGTGATTGCAGACTTGAAGTTTACTTCTGAACTCAAAGATGCACCAGACTGGTGGACTTGGGCACCCCTTGGACCGGGTTCAATTCGTGGTTTGAATCGTTTTCACGGTCGCCCCGTTGATAAATCGTTGCGCCAAGACAAAGGGCTAGAAGAAATTCGTGAAGCACAGCGATTGTTGTACGACGAACTTGAATGGCATCTTCCGGCGCACAACATACAGAACTGCTTTTGCGAATTTGACAAATACCTTCGCGTCAAGAACGGCGAAGGTCGTCCCCGTTCACTTTACCCAGGAGTTAAGTAATGACAATGCAAATCAAAGTTTGCGGTTTACCGTTTGATGTCAACTTTGTTGAAGGTGGTCATGCCGTAAGTCACAATAAAGAACGTATCCATCTATACGGCGAAGTGTCTTACGAAAATGAGTCAATTCGCATTGACAATACCAAATCGTTGCAGATGATGAACCAAACGTTCTGGCATGAAGTTATGCACGTTATTGTCGAACGTATGAGTATTCGTGAGTTAATGACTCAAGACAATTGTCACCTTGAAGTACCGATTGATCAAATTGCCCTCGGTATCTTCACTGTTTTGAATAGTATCGATAAAGATGTAATTGTCTACAAGGAGGAAGCATAAATGCTAGTTATCCGTGGTCAAAATGTAAACGATATCTTGCCAGTCGGCATCATGCACTTGAAGAATGGAGAAAAACGTGACTCAAGAAACGGACCGGTCCTCGAAATCCCAACAACTGTTGCAGTGCATTACGACTATCCCGATGAACGTGTCCTCTTCGAGCCTTTGCGAGACGCCAACCCCTTCTTTCATCTCTTCGAAAGTCTCTGGATGCTCGCTGGACGCAACGATGTGGGATTCCTTAATGAATACAACTCAAGAATGGCGCAGTACAGCGATGACGGGCAAGGATTCAATGCTGCCTACGGGCAAAGACTTCGTTCCGGATTTGGCTATGATCAACTTGATGAAGTCATTAAACGTCTCAGAAAAGATCCCGACGATAGACAGGTCGTACTTCAAATATGGGATACCGCTGACCTTACAAAAGACACTAAAGATAAAGCCTGTAACCTAGTTATCACCCCGCGCATCCGTAACGGCAAACTCGACTGGACAGTGTTCAATCGTAGCAATGATTATTTGCTCGGCATGACCGGAGCTAATGTCGTTCACATGTCGATCATTCAAGAATATGTTGCTCGTATGATCGGTGTGCCAATGGGCAGCTACGAGCAGATCAGCAATTGTCTACACGTTTATACAGAACTGACGCCGCATTGGGAGAAGATGAAAGACCTACCTTTGACCGTTGACTGCCCTTACAAATCTGCCCGCGTTACACCGTTCCCATTGATAACCAACAAAGAAAGTTGGATGTCAGATCTGTACACTTGGATGGACAAGCTGTGGGGCGGACAGGTTTACGTTGATCCGTTCTTTAACTACGTTGCGAAGCCGATGGCTATCGCGCACCGGGCACACAAGGATGGGCGCAACGGGTTACAATATGTAAACGCTATACAGGCAACCGACTGGAGATTAGCTTGTGAACAATGGCTTACTCGCCGTGAATCAAGTGTTTGAAGATTGTATGCAAAACATTTCAAACACAATTGAAAAGAATATTAACAACACCCTCGCTAAAGGACCATTTATGTCAGCAAATGATAAGCAAATCGGCGGCAACCACTATGATAAAAGTGGTGAGCAACATTGGGATCGTATGTTCCGCTTGTATGGACGAGGTTATTTTGTCGGATGTTCGACAGGTTATATTGAACGTTACCATTTGAAGAACGGTAAGCAAGATCTTAAGAAAGCCATCCACTTCATTCAGAAGTTGATTGAACTTGAGTATCCTGAAGAGAAGGAAAAAGGTTTAGATATAGCTTTGAAAGAACCTGCTAACTGGGATGAATTCTACGCAAAACAGAGTTCCGAACCGATTTCCGATATTCTTAAAGAATTGGATAGTATGGCGAGAGAAGTTGCAGGTATTCCCGACCATCTCAAAGAGTTCGTTCCTACCGACCGGCAGAAAGAAGTCGCTGCAAAGTTCGAAGATCTACGCGAAAAACACATGAATGCCATCAGCCCGATGATGCAAAGAATCTTGGAAGATAAAGAATGGGACGTTGACGCCGATGAACCGTTACCCAACGGTTATGTAAACCAAGACAAATAGTTGTGGTAATATGGGGTTGTGCCGTTTGTATAGCGGCACAACAACTAATCTTATAGGTGATATATGAAACATGAGCAAAGTTTGCAGTCGCAAGAAGACGAAGTTATCATTTGCCCAGAATGCGGGTCAGATGATGTTTCTCCGTTGCACTATCAAGGCGATTACGCTGTTCCTGAAACGAACTACAATCATTGTAATGAATGCGGTTATTCTTGGGGGTACGAATGATGATCTGTCCACACTGCCACGCAGAAGTTGAAGGTAAATGGGTTGACGAAGGTATCGGCGCTTACGAATATTGGGGCGCGAAAGGTAACGATGTGCAAATGGACTTTGTATGTGAAGAATGCGACGGTCAACTAGAATCTGAGCAATCGTACAGCGATTACGTTTCTGACATGAAAGCTGACTACGAAATTGAATGTTACCGTGACCGGTGGGACATCTAATGCAAACCTTCTTACTGACCATAACACTGACGCAGTTACAGAAGGAACTTCTCCAGGAGATTGTTGAAAAAGAACTGATGAGTATCCAAAGTTCAAACCCTTGGCCCGGTGGAGGTAAATCTCAAGTAATTATGTCTTTAAAATTCTTACTGGCGAAACTTAAATGACCGACAAACTCTTCCTCGACCTTGAAGTTTATCCAAACTACTTCCTTGCCAAACTCATGAACGACGAAGGTCGTTTTCGTGAGTTTGAAATGTATGAAGGGCAGGGATTAGATGTTGTCAAACTTCGCGCACTGCTCAATTCTTACACTGTTGTCACCTTCAACGGAAATAATTACGATTGGCCGATTCTGTCACTTGCTTTGAACGGTGCTGATAACGAAGCATTGAAAGAAGCTTCCGACGCCATCATTGTCAATGACATGAAACCTTGGAACTTCTACAAGCATTTCCGTTGCCAAGCGTTGAGCTATGACCACATTGACATCAAGGAAGTTGCACCCGGCGTCATGGTCAGTTTGAAGTTGTATGCAGGGCGACTCCATGCACCAAAGATGCAAGACCTACCTTACGACCCTGATTCATTGTTGACACGTGAACAGATGCAAGCGGTCAACCTGTATTGTGGTAACGACTTGCATGTTACGAAGCAGTTGTTTGATGCAATCAAAGGGCGTGTGACGTTGCGGGAAACTATGTCAGCAGAATACCGTACTGACCTCCGCAGCAAGTCTGACGCCCAAGTGGCCGAGGCAGTAATCAAAACGGAACTATTCCGGTTGACCAATAAGAAACTTGTCAAACCTTCAGTAAAGGAAAAAGAATTCTTTTACAAGGTTCCGGAGTACATGAGTTTTCACACTGACCAGTTGAACAATGTGTTTGAAATGGTCAAACGCAGCCCTTTCACTGCCAAGACTAACGGTCAGATTGAGATGACCGAGGAACTTGCCAATACGCTGATTCACATCAATGGTACGACTTACAAGTTAGGCATCGGCGGTTTGCACAGTCAGGAAAGTGAGATCAGCTATCAAGCTGACGATGAGCACATGATCGTTGACCGTGACGTTACTTCGTATTACCCTAGCATCATTCTTAACCAAGGGTTGTATCCTGAAACCCTCGGTCCGCATCTGTTGGAAGTGTTCAAAGTTCTTGTTGACAGGCGCGTTGCTGCCAAGCGTAAGAACCGTGAACTTAAGAAGTTAGGTGTGAAGGGTCACACGTACAGAAGTTATTTAGAAAAGTCAAACAAAGATGACGCGTTTTCTTGTACAGAATATAAGGAACGCGTCTCACTCGAACAAGACCTTGACTTCGACCGTTCTGTCACTGTTATGGATTCATTGCGAATTACTATTAACGGGGCATTCGGTAAGTTAGGTTCTGTTTACTCTGCATTGTATGCACCTGACTTGATGATTCAAGTTACTGTTACCGGGCAATTGACATTGTTGATGTTGATTGAGCGTTTTGAAATGGCGGGCATTAAAGTCATCAGTGCAAATACTGACGGTATTGTGACCCGTTACCCGCGTTCACGGCATGAGGAAATCGCTGCACTTGTTAAGCAGTTTGAACAGGAGACGCAATTTGAATTTGAAGACACGCACTATTCGGGACTATATTCGCGCGATGTCAATAACTACATCGCTATCAAGCCAGACGGCGAGGTTAAGACCAAAGGTACGTTCAAAGCAGGAGATCTTCAGAAGAATACTCAGAACGATATCTGCAACGAAGCGTTGATTGCTTACCTGAAAAACGGTACACCGATTGAAGAAACAATCCGCGCTTGCAAAGACATACGAAAGTTTGTTACGGTGCGAACTGTGAAGGGTGGTGGTCAATTCAATCCTAAAGAAGAGCACCCTGTTGTCGCAGCCGTTCGCGCAGTTACAAGCGGCAAAGAACCACCTGTTCAGAAGTACCTCGGTAAAGTTGTCCGTTGGTACTACGGAACTGAAGACACCGGAACAATCAACTACGTCAAGTCAGGTAACAAAGTCCCACGAACAGATGGATGTGTGCCTTTGATGGATTTACCGCTTGACTTTCCTAGCAATGTAGACTATAATTTTTACATTAACGAGGTTAATGATTTGTTGATGGATATAGGTTTAGTCGCCCGACCACCTGTAGTTAAGAAGACAAGGAGTAAGAAAGTATGAACATCGCATTAGTCTATCATGAAAGTGGTATTCCCGGAGGTCACTGTGAATACAGTGACGTTCTGTTGCAAGGGTTGAGAGAAAACGGTGCGAATGTTCGTTTCTTTTACATTAGCCCTAATGTGCAAAATAATGGGGCGCGTGCTGCCCAAAAGAGCGCGTCTCTGAGCGCTACAGCAGGCGTAGACCAAAAGGGCAATAGGTATACCTATGGTAAAAATGTCGAGTGCTTTTACCATAGCGAGACAGGGTTTGTAAAAGAGAAAGACTTGTACGGTAACGCATTTTTGGCAAAACAACTGCGTTCTAAATTGAATCAGTTTGATGTGATCATTTGGCAAGACCTTGGTGGTTTTAAGAATCCTCATAATGAAAAGAATAAGGACTGGTTGAAACTTGTTCAGCGCAGACCGGGGCAGAAACAGATTGCAATGTTCCACGACCACGGTGCATTTTTGAGATACCCTTGGTTTGACAAGATTCAAGATCAGTTTGACTTCTTGGTAACGGTACATCCTGCGAGTTACAACATGGGTGCGAACTTTGATATCCCGCGTTGCATGATCTTGAATCCTCAGTTCTTACCTGATGAGGTGGTTTCTAATTGGCGCAATAGAGACAAGATGACAACGATGTCCATCGGTGCTTGGAAGGGTTCCAAGAAAATGCACGAAGTTGTTATGGCCGTCCCTTGGATGAATCGTGATATCAAAATAGATATGTGTGGCGATGGTACAGAGCGCCGGTATTTGACTGCAACTGATAAGTGTAAACCTACCTATATTCGTAACAAACAGACCGATCCTAATTTTACAAAAGAAATGTCTCTTGAAGACGATCGTTTTTGGAACCATGCACTGAATCACCCTGGATTCAAATGGCACGGCCCGGTGGATGCGGTAACAAGGGACAACCTGTACGACAACTGTTTCATGTTCGTTGACCCTGCATGGTATTCTGTAAACGCTAAGATCGATGCTCACTTCTCAAGGGTGTTGGTTGAAGCTATGAAGAACGGAATCGTTCCTTTTGCAAGGGACTTGGGTTTGGGTTATGGTAACGGTACTGGTAGCATGTTTGTTTCAGGAGAGCATTATGTTAATATCCCTTGGAACGCTACGCCAAAACAGTTCGCTGACATTGTCAATAGGTTTATGGAAACCATCAATGAAGGTGAGTACGAACGAATTGTTTCTAACAATCTGAAACTAGTCGGTCAAACAGACTATCGATTGATTGGTAAGCAATTTATTGAGGCCATTGAGGGTACTGAAACTCCGGGCTATTATGGAAAATGGGAGATCGGTAAAACTTCTGCAAAGTTTAAAGAAGCTTCTGATAAACAGTGGTATGGCGAGTCCAAAGGTTTTTGTTTTGAAAGGTGAGACATGTACAACAAAACAGCGATGGTTGACTTCGACGACACGTTATCGTTCACAACGAACAGAGACTTTGAAAATGCAAGGTGTGACTACGACGTTGTTGCCAAACTTCATCAGTTGAAAGCACTAGGTTGGACAATTGTTATACAGACGGCAAGGGGTTATCTTTCTTGCAACGGTGATCGCGCTGCTGCTGATAAGAAGTACCGTGGTCAAATAGAATCATGGTTGAAACAACATGGTGTTCCTTACGATGAGCTCACGTTTGAAAAACGCCTTGCCCAACTTTACATTGATGACAAAGCAATGACCCCTGAATCTTTTAAAGATACGGTTTTCACCGAAGAAAAAGGGTTGTCAGGGGCATATGTAATACGAATTGGTAATCGTATTCATAAGACCTCACCAACTGTAAAGAAAGAAGCCGCGTGGTATGACAAAGCAGGTGGGTTCTATGTACCTGATAATCGCATCTTGTGTGGCGAAACCTTGTCAATGGATTTCATTCCGACAAACTCTGGTTACAAGTGGTATCCGATACTAGATGTGTTAGATACGATGTCAATGACAGAAGTCGATTGTAAAGATTGGTCGCATTACATCGATCGTTTGAAAGACCACGCCTCGTTAGCGGGTCTAGACTGCTCAAAAATTGAGCAACTCGGTATGAAATTTGAAACTAGAGCGAACGAACATCGGAGTTTTTGCCACGGTGACTTCTCTATTGACAATATTATCTGGTTTAACGAACTACCTTATCTGATTGATCCAATTGATATGAGCGATTCATATTCTTCGTGGGTGCTTGACTACAGTAAACTGATTCAATCTGCTGAACGTGCAGGGGTTGTTATCAAGACTGAACCACTGTTATCGCAGGATTTCTTAGGTTTCCTTGTGATGAGTCATTGGTTACGCTTGATCAAATATGTTTCAGGTGATCTGAAAGAACGCGCCATTTTGAAAGTGAAGGTATATGTTTAAGAACGCTAGAGCGCTAGGATTGAAAATTGGATTCACCTGCTCAACTTTTGATCTTCTTCACGCAGGTCATATTGCAATGCTTGAAGAGGCCAAAGAACAATGCGAATTCTTGATTGTAGGTCTATTGTCTGACCCTACTATCGACAGACCTGATACGAAGAACAAACCTGTTCAGTCGTTGTTTGAAAGGTGGTTGCAGTTGCAAAGTGTGCGATACGTCGATATGATTGTACCGTTTTCAAATGAAAAGGACATTGTCGACATGTTGTTGATAATTAGACCGGACGTTAGGATAGTGGGTGAAGAGTATCGCGGGACAAACTTCACAGGGCACGATCTTCCGATAGAATTGTATTTTAACAAACGCGAACATAGCTTCAGTTCATCCGAACTCAGATGTCGCGTTGTAAATGGAGAAAAGAAATGAACCCTGTTCCGCATTATACATGGAGTTTCAGTAGCTTAGGTCTCTTCGAGTGTCCCCGTAAGTACGAGTTGCTCCGCGCAAAACGGTTGATCGAAGTACCGAAGTCAGAAGCTGGTAACGAAGGTGCGCGGTTACATGAATTGATTGAAGCGTATATCAAGGGTGGTGAACTTGATCCCGATATTACCCGGTGGAAGCGCATCCTTGATGTCTACAAGGCAAAGGACGGAAAGTGCGAAGAGGAATATGCGTTCAAGTGGGAGAATAGCGGGACACTTGGTGAATTTATGGACGGCACAAACGAACGCAAACTTGTACGTTGCAGAGCCGACGACCCCGACAGGTATTACCTCGGTTACATCGATTGGATGAAGATTGACGGTAACAAGTGTGAAATTGCTGACTGGAAGACTGGTAAGGTCAAGGTGACGAAGCAGTTGCAGCTATACGCATGGGTCGTTATGCTCGCACACCCTGAAGTTGACACGGTAAAGGTCACATTCCACTTCTTGAACTATAACGACCAAGTGAGTGATTGGTTCTACCGTAAAGACATGGACAAGATGTTCAAATACTTCAAGGACATTCTTGAAGAGATTGACAACTGTTATCGCACCGATGTTTGGTTTGAAATCCCTGGAGATATAGTCAAGAAGACCGGACGCGGGCAACACTGTTCGTACTGCCCTGCAACATTGGAACACTGTTCACATGGAAAGGAGACGTTTTGAAACAGACGAATAGTCTCAATCTTAATCGCTTCATAAATGCAGATAAGAAGCGTCGTAATTTACTTTCTCTTCTCCCTGATCAATTCACACCCGTACAGGCGGTTGAAAAGTGGGGTATGTCAAGAGCCAATGTTGACGCAATGACGCAAAAGATGAGGTGGTACAATTTGATTGTACCGAATGAAGGTAAGAAAGGTCGTATTTTCACCAAAGTAAAGGAACGACTATGAGTGTCACTTATACTTGTGATGTTTTCTGTGACAGATGTGGAGACTGGACACATGGGCTTTGTTCAGATAAACCGACAGGTTTGGCAAGCAAGGCGTTGAAGATTGCAAAGAAGGAAGGTTGGTCTCGTGATGTTAAATCAACGTTCTTAGACCTATGTCCAAACTGTCTTAATGAATTTAGAAAGGAAGAAAATGGAAATTAAGTTCTTAGATAAGAGGTTGGCTGAGTTCAAACCTTCAACCAAGTTGGCAGCAGGTTACGATCTTCGTGCTTGCATTGACAAAGATGTGTGGATTCCACCGGGAGGGCAGGAGAAGATTCCTACGGGGGGTTGCAATGGATATTTCAACTTTGATCGACGATGAAGAAAAGGTTGAAGAAATCGTTCCTTGTGCCATCATCATGCCGCGTTCTGGCCTCGGTTGCAAAGGTGTAAAGCCTCGCAATACACCCGGCTTGATTGATGCTGACTATCAAGGTGAGATCATTGTCTGCTTATACAACGAAGGAAACGATTCAGTTCATATTCAACCGATGGACCGCATTGCACAACTCGTATTCACCCTTGCAATCCACCCGGTAATGCAGCAAGTTCAAGAGTTCAGCAATGCGACTGAGCGCGGTGCAAATGGATTCGGAAGTACGGGGAAGCAGTGATGCCATTTAACTTTTCAGGTATGACGAAGTTGTCAGGTGATGCAGAAAAGATGAGTCTTTCTTGTTTGAAACTTGTTAAAGATGAGTTCACTCGTAAAGACTTCATTGAAGCGGGTAATCTTAAACCGAGCACTGCAACAAAGTATCTTCATCATTTGATAGGCGCAGGTAAGATTAAAGAAACGTCTGCTTACAAGACGCCAAGGACGTATATTAAGGTTGCGGCAGACGGCTAACGTGTAGCACAATACACCTGCCGCACTTTTACGGCTTACATATAGGGTGTATAGCATGACACGCAACGAAATTGAAAGCTGGTTACTTGAAAAGCTGGAAAGTCAAATTGCAAAAGCCAAAGTAGCAATGGAAAAGGTACTGACCCATCTTAATCTACACGACTGGCGTGCAGCAAGTGACGCACATCGTGAGATTGATTACTGGCTCAGTCGGTGCAAGAATACTCAGAGACTTATTGACGAACTTGACGAGGTGACGAAATGAAATTCACTGTCTGCGAACATAAAGGTAACTCCCGCGTTGCATTGTTGTCTGAGAATGATGACCCTAAAGATTGGAATGCAAACGGGCAAGAGATTGAAGCTACCGACTGGCAAGAAGCCCGCAACAAGGTTGACATGTCGAACATCTGGGAATCTCCGTATGGGGAATATTTCTATGTCTGATAACCCTGACCACATGGATTTAATTACTGAGAATCAACAGTTGCGCGAGATTCTAGAAGAAATTCGTCAAAGGTTGGTACTTGATCTTCCTATTAACGATAGCGATATTCCCGAATTGATCGATATAATTCTCGGTTACGCGGAGGAAGAAGAATGAAACAGTTTAAACCTATGCTCGCTAGTCCTGCTGACATGAGTAAGTTACGCTTTCCGCTTTGGCTCAGCCCGAAGTTGGATGGTATCCGTGCTCTAGTCATCAATGGTGTTGTGATGAGCCGCAGTCTCAAGCCGATACCAAATCAACATGTTCAAGAACTATTTGGTCATCTTGAAGGTTACGACGGTGAACTGATTGTTGGCTCACCAACTGACAAAGATTGCTTCCGCAATACAACGTCAGGCGTAATGTCACGCGACGGTAAACCTGATGTCAATTACCATGTCTTTGATCGGCATGATTTGATCGACACACCTTGGAATTCTAGATTCTGCTCTATTACAACTTCTTCCAAAGTCTTTCTTGTTCCACATTACGATGTTCATAGTCTTGAAGAGATAGAAAATGAAGAATTGGGCCATTTAGATATGGGTTACGAAGGTGTCATGCTTCGTGATCCTAATGGTCCATACAAGAACGGTCGGTCAACTGCGAAGGAAGGTTGGTTGTTGAAAGTCAAGCGGTTTGAGGACAGTGAAGCCCTTGTGCTCGGTATGGAAGAGAAATTGCACAATGGGAACGAGGCAACGGTCGGCGAACTTGGGCAGACCAAGCGAACCTCACATCAGGAAAACCTCGTACCGCTGAATACGATGGGTGCGTTGATTGTGCGTGACCTGAAGACTGGGACGCAGTTCAACATCGGGACAGGGTTTACCGATGAAGAACGTGCTTGGTGGTGGAAGTTCTTCGGCAATCAAACCGATGACTTCAAAATGAACAACGGCGCTTGGTGTAGGTTGGTGAAATATCCAAGTGAAGTTGTCAAGTACAAATACTTCGCACAAGGAAGTAAAGATAAACCTCGCTTTCCTGCGTATCTCGGCTTGCGCCACAAGGAGGACATGTGATGTCCAACCGTAAACGCGGCGAGGCCCACGCCGAGCGGGTCACGATGCTGGCCGAGATGCCCGATGGGTTCTCGATCTGGGAGTTTGCAGATCACTTTGGGCTGAAGTACCAGCAAGCTCGTCACACCATCAACGCTATGGAACACAGCGGGCTTATCACCAAAACCGGTCCTCACAGCGGACGCATATTCAGAAAGGTTGTAAGTGTTGACACTCGTACTCTCGATATTCCTTACTTCAACCCCTCCGCCACCTCAACCCCCACAGGGTTGGCTGGATTGTTCTTTCGATATTCATAACAACTATCGGTGCAAACCATGACCTGGAAGATTCATCATTACGAACCTGAAACCCGGTGGTGTTCTTCTTGTAGGAACACCAAGATTGCGAAGGGTGGTGAGTTCATCACCTATAACAATGGTCTTAATCGGAAATGGATATGCTATGACTGTCGAATCGATAAAAGCGCAGATAGACCAGTTAGCGAATGATTGCTACGAAGATGGTTGGAAAGATTGTAAGGAGAACCTTTCTTTACAACCTTTTGAACCTGAAAGAACTGAGCGACTAGAGCGTGAGTGTAAAGAATTAGCTGCAAAGAATCGTATTCAAGCTAAGAAGCTGAACTTAGCAGTGAAGTTACTACGATCAGCGCAAGCGTCCGAATGCGGACAACTTGGTCAGTACGACAGGTTCTTTCAAGAAGGTTACGAAGTCGGGTTTGAGGAACAGGCTTGATCAACGGGTCGCCCAACTTTTCCGAAAGGAGAAGCTGATACCGGGATGCTTGGCGACCCACCCTTTAAAATAGTTGCTAATGATTTTAAATGCTGTAAACTTGTAACTGCGCTGCTTAGTTATTAGAGCAATGCCGCCTTCTTCGGTTCGTATGCTTGGGGCGTTAAATGAAGAAACGGACGTATCTCAACCCAAGACCTGTCCAATAGGAAGGTCGAACATAAGGAGTTTCGAAATGAAACTCGTTAAGATCTTAGCTGAAAATTGGTTCAAAAACGCCCCGTTCCATGAAGTGAAAATGGTCGGTATCAAACATCTTGGCATCCCCGCTGAGAAGTTTGAGAACAAGCAACCTGAAGGATTCAAACGGGCGCTTGTGCGGCAGACGTTCAATGCAGGTCATGAATACGGTGAGGAGTTCGAAATTATCGAACCGCCGAATCCTTTTGGAACCCCCGGTAAGCGCAAGACAGGTAGTGAGAATTACGAATATTCGTTTGTAAGAAACGGTCTTCGTCTTCCACATACAGATTTCCGTTGGGAAATGTTGGCGGTGATTGCTCGTAACACCTCCTGGAAAGATGCTGTTGCCGATTGGGAAACAGATCATAAGCCCAATGAACGATATGTGAAACCTACTGAAAAGAAAACAACGGTTTCTTTTAAAGAACAGATCGCCTTTGCTCTGAAGCAAGGCTGGATCATCAAGACTGGAGAATGAATCATGCTCTACAACATCTACAAACAAAATATCCCTTCAGTCATCGCCAAGAGTAAGAGCAATTATACAAAGATGTTCGAAGCTGATCTTCAATTAGTCGACACCATCTACGTTGAACGTGGTTGTCCGTTTGATGCAGCGAAAGCAAAAGGTTACATTCACCCGGTAATCGAAGCCGTCAATGGATATCACCCTGAAACAGGGAAACCGTTAAAATGAAATTCTCTCCTGATACGTTAAGTGTGATCATTCAGGTTGTCAACGCTATTGCACCCGATGCAATGGATATTTGCGAAGCGAATGATGAGTTGATTGAAATGGCGATCGATGCCAACCGGCCGAGCACCTTCTGCGGTACGAAAGGTGAGGAAGCTGAACTTGAGATCACCGCGCTCATCAAAGAACACGGTTACGAGGTTGTTCTTGAGCACTTGTCAAAGCAACGTAATCTGCAGTTTATTTAGCTTGTTAATGAACTTACGGCATGGCACTATTTGCTTGCCGTAAGTTTACGGCCAACCATATAGGAGCTAGAAATGAAATTCGGAATGCGTATCAGTTACAATCAATACTTGGTCATGGACCAAGCGACCTTCAACAAACTCACTGAAGTGCTGAGCAAGTCTGAAGTCCGTTATCAAAACGGTTATGGTGCTGACGCACTGTTCACACCTGACCAGATGGAAATTGCTATCGCAACCATCAAGGAGCATCAGTTGGTTGACGCTCTTCCTTCTGTTGAACCTGCTGAATAACTTTCCGCCGGAGGCGTAACAACCTCCGGCACTTAGGAGAAATGAAATGAGTCATGAATTAGATTTTAGCACCGGCGAAGCTGCGATCGCATATACAGGAACGAATGTTCCTTGGCACGGCCTGGGATTTAACCTTGAAAAAGGTGCGTCTATTGAGGACTGGTCAAAAGCTGCACGAATGGAATGGGAGATTTTCCGTGCTCCTGTGAAGTTTGATGTGGTTAATGACATTGCGAATGTCGACGAACTGACAAAGACTCTTATCTATCCTGACAAGCATGTCTTATATCGCAGTGATACGAACAGCCCGTTGTCAGTAGTTAGTCCGTCGTACAACATTGTGCAACCTCAGGAAGTGCTTGAGTTTTACCGTGACCTCGTCGGTACGGCGGATATGCAACTTGAGACAGCAGGTGTTCTGTTTGGCGGGCGGCGGTTCTGGGCCTTGGCTAATACCGGAAGAATGGTTGACCTTGCCGGTACGAAGGTCGACGGAAAGACAATACCCGACACAGTCAAAGGTTATCTCTTGTTGACTACGTCATGCGATGGTACGTTGGCAACGACGGCGCAATTCACCAGCGTTCGCGTTGTCTGTAATAATACCTTGTCTGTTGCAACGAAGGATAACAATACGCGCATTCGTGTTCCTCACAATCGGGTCTGGAAACCTTCGGAAGTCAAAGAACAACTTGGCTTCGTTGACGAAGGTTGGAATAAGTTCTCGCAGCAATTGAAGTTGCTTTCGCAAGCAACTGCGCCGCGTGATCGTGCCGTAGAGTATTTAGTGACTCTATTTGGTGATCTTGATGTTGTTCAACGTCCGAAGCCAGCGGGTAATCGGGAAGGTGAGAATGACGCATTCTTGAAGGCGAGTCAAGATTGGTGGGATGAAACCATTGCCTCTCAATCACCTGCGGTGACACAGAAATGTGCCAACATCTGGTCGTTGTTTTCCGGAGAAGGTATGGGTAGCGATTATACGAGCAGCGATGGAACTTGGTTCGGTTTGATGAACGCTATCACCGAAACAATGGATTACCACACCTCGCACCGTACTACTGACAGTCGCTTGAACAATTCCTGGTATGGTGCAGGAAACGCGCTGAAGACCAAGGCGTTTGAACTTGCACTTGACTACGCCACGGTTTAAATGACGCTGCCGCATGGCATAATACCCATGCGGCATTTACCGCTAACTGAATAGGGGTACGAAATGTTTGAAACTATGTTGCGTGAAATGTTACTTCATCTGGTTCGTGAAGATGCGGAGTTTCGCAGTGAAATTTATGGTCTGTGTGAGGAGCAATATAATCGTTCTGTTGGTGTGGCGGTTCAGTACGTTATTCTGAACGACGGTATTGCGAAAGCTACGATTAGGCAAATGATAAAGCAGTCACTTGAAGAAGATGGTGATATACAGGACGTCATTCGCAAGCAAGCGACAACGGATACCGGTGAGTTGATTATCGATATGATTGAACGTGACCTGTCTGTTAATCAAGCGTTGATAAGCAAAATC